GTAATCAAGATTATTACGTTTATTAAACTCAACCTTTTCTCTATATCTTGGATTACTATTTTTTTTAATCTTGGTTAATTCATTAATTATTTTTTGAGGATGAACATAGGTAGCCTTACTTTCACGATCCAATTCAATTTTCTTTTCTTTAGCTAACTTAATATAATAAGGATTGTTAGTATCTAAATTAAGGATTGACAGGGGGAGCTTTGATAAGTTTAATATTAAAGTATCTATATCACCTCTATTATCTCTTATAATATTTTCTATATCTAATGTATTAATGTCTTCTACTAATACTGATCTTTTTTTTACATTAGAGTGATCTTTTTTATACATACTACTATTATTAGTGTATAAAATTGATCCATCTGATTCAGTTTTAAGAAATAACTGGTTAATTTTATAGCTTTTACCGGATCTACCACGTACAGTTGATATAACGTGCAATTTTTCTAAAGTATCTAAAGTTCTTCTTACAGTTATACGAGATAATTTAGTTTCTTTGGCGATTGTAGAATATCTCAAGCCACATTCATAATTGTTTTTTTTCCATGCGTGTTTCATTAAAGATAAGTAGCAGTTGAGACAGTTAGATTTTTTAATACCGCTTAATTTATCAAGGTGTCCATACAACTTATAAGTTATGTGTAAAAAAGCACGAGTATTATTCATGGTTACAAAATTTCCTGTGATTGTGTTGGAGGTCTAGCAAGATGGATACCCATTGATCTTCATTCATTAGCTCAAAATCTGTCGGAGAGCTTGTAATTCGCTTGATCCGGAAAGTTAGGGTAGTTGGGGTCAAATTCTTATAGAATACTAAAAAACAGGGTATATTTAGGCGACTAGCGACTATCTTTGACAAGGTTGTAGCCTTAAATTTTTGATTTTTATCATAACAAGTCTCAATAATGGCTAAAGGCTCATAACATCTAGGACAGCACTCAATACTGTCAATATCAATCATGGCAATGCCATCATATTTTCTGTGCCAATCATTATAATTGCCATTAGAAAATGCGTAAGTTTGTCTAGCCATTAATAAATTTCCAAGTAGCATAAACTACAAAAAATAAAATTATCATTTGTAGTTCCTTTGGTGCTTGTAAAAATATCTCAATCATCTTTACCCTTTCATTTGTTTTTTATTATTATTATTTCATTGTCTCTTTCTTCTATTATTCTTTCATAGTCTAGCAACTGATTAGATAGTTTTTCAATGTGCCTTTTATGTCTTTTAATTTCTTGTTTACATTTTTTCAGCTCTTCTGGACAACCTACCTCTTCAAACATCTTATCATTTGTCATTTAAAACCTCTATCTTTTTAACTACTGATCTAGGATATACAGTAGTATTACCAACAGTTAGTTCACCATCATCATCAAAACTATGAGAAGCAAAAATTATAACTTTTTTTTGGTCTTTATATAATAGATAGCCTGTGTCCTCGCAAAAAGAATAAACTTGTTGTTTTGCTTTTTCTAAACTTACCCATTCTGAATTAGAAATAATATCTTGCCAAATAATTTTTACTCTTTTATATTTAAACTTTGGTGTTCCACCACGTTTCATATAAATCCTTTATGGTTACTTTATTATTAGTTACTTCTAAAATTTTTTTGACCATTTCTGGATCTGGAAACCTTTTAACCTTTGCTGTTAAGCACCACCTCTGTACTGATGTTCCGGGATTTTGTACTCCACGTATTCCAAGTTCTAACCCAAAATTATAATAGGATAGACCTTTCTCTTTTCTATATTCTTCAAGTGTCATATTTCCTTTCTTTATTGCTCTGATTTGTATGTATATATATCATATTTAGTGCTTTACAAGTAAATAATAATGTGTATAAATGGTGGAAAACTAGGAACTTATGAAAAAACAAGAACAATTAATAGAAGACGCATTTTCAATATTTAATGATGGTAAAGGATTAGACCATTGGAGTTATTCATCAACCTCTACACCTTTTGCTAAAAATTTAATTGGCTATACTTTTTCACAAGAAGTCAGAAGAACTTTTGCATTTAGATATAAAGCTAACTTTGGAAATTTAGTTAATAACACAGTACAAAAATTAATTGGAGATGAGCTTTGGAAAACATCTACAATGAAAGAAAAAAAATGGGAAAGAGATTTTAATAAAATATTTCAAAACGAATTAGGCACTATAAATGAAAAACCACCAGTAGATGATAAGGATAAATTTGCAAGAGAAAAAATGATTGACTATGCAATTGATTGTATAAGTGTAACAGAAAAAGTTGTTAAAGATATTGTTAAAGATGACAAACTTATTTGTGAATATCATGTAAGAAAAAAAGAAATGACAATGATAAAAGATATTTTAGGTAAGGTAGATTATCTTACAAAAAAATTATTTATAGAATTAAAAACAAAGCCACCAAATATTAGAAAGGTTAAAAACAAGGAAGAGTGGACAATGAGTACACAACCATTGCCAACTGAACCTGCAACAGATAACCTTACACAGACTTCGTTCTACTATATGTGTACCAAGAAGATACCTTATTTAATTTATACAAATGATAAGGAACATATTGTCTTTGATAGTACACATGAGTTGATGAAGAAAGACCATCTGGAATTTCTTTACTATAAAATGGTTGAGAAGATTTTACTTTGGGAACGTATGATTATGTTCTGCAAAGGAAGTCTGTCCGAACTTGCACAAATGTGTGAACCACCGGATATGTATCATCCTTTTTATTATAAGGATCTAGCACCAGAACAAGAAAAACTCATAACTAATTTATGGGGAATAAAACAACAACAATAAAAAAAGGAGAACTATGTCTTGGTTATTATACAAAGCAAAAGTAGTAGGAACTTATACTTTTATTTACGCACAAAAAGTATGGGGTCTATTACCATTTTAAATAAAAACAACAAAAGGAAACAATGAAAAGAAATATATATCAAAAACTACATGATGCCTGTTTAAGTGCAGGGTCTGTAAAGAAAGGTACAAAAGCAAATGGAATGCACTTTAATCCATTGCTACATGATGATGTACAAACAACAGCTACACAAGCCTTGCTTGACAATGGTTTGTATGCAACCTGTAATTATCTGACAGAAATCGTGCCTAATTATAAAAAAGTAATGGTCGTATGTACCATGCGAATTTATGATGTTGATGATCCAACACAACATATACTTGTTGATGGTTGTTCATCATTCGGAGATATTAGTATGTTTGGAACAGGACAAGCTATGTCATACTCACGAAAGTATGCGTTCCTAAATTTACTAAATCTTAAAACAGGTATCAAAGATGAGGATGGCTACGAAGCCAAACCCTTTGAACAAAATTCTGTAGAAGAATCTATAGAAGAACCTACATATTTGGATGAAACCATAGATGTAGAAGATATAAAACACGAACTCAAAAGTGCTAAAACTTTGCGAGATTTTAATCTTGCTAAAGAAAAACACAGAGCAAATGTTGAGTATCTATTAAGAAACAACTTACGAGCATACAGACAAGTCACAGACATTGCTGAAACTCGTGAGACACAACTAAACAATGGTCGGTAAAAGCTGACGATAACAAAGGAGTAAACATGAGTGAAGATGTAGTATGGTGTAATTTGGTAAGAAACGAAAACAAAAACGCACAGAACCAACCAGATTGGGTAGCACCACCAAACCCAAAATCACCAAAGGATAAGAAATGGACAATTGGTGTTAAGATAGGAGAGGTTTGGTATAGTCAAGCTGGATGGAATGAGTTAGATGAACAAGGTAATATTACTGGTATCACAATTAAGATAACACCACCATCTGCTAAAGAAGATAAACCTGCAGCACCATCAAATAAAGGGTTTGAAAGCAAACCCACTTATGATAATAAACAATCATACAAGTTTTAATTAATTTGTATTTAGTCTTGGGGGAGTTTTTCTTTCTAGTTCCCTTTCGGTAGTTTTCTTCCCCAAGACCCTCAAAAAATATGAAATATATTAATAAAATTAGTAAATTTATATTAAATGTTTATTTAATTTTTCTTTTTATATTAACATTTCCTGTAATTATAATACATAAATTTTTATTTAGAAGACAATGGATAAAAAAATAACAGACATAGATCAAGAAATAGAAAAAAAAATTATTGATGATCGTCAAAAAGATTATGGCAATTATCAAGAAAACTTTATTATGTTAGCAGATATGTTTACTATTATTTTAGCCGATAGTTTAAAAAAAAGAATTAAACCACATCAAGTAGGTCAATTAATGATGGCACTAAAACTATATAGATCAACACGAAATTTTAAAGCCGATAATTATACAGATTTAAGCATATATAACAAGATGACTAAAGAAATACACAAAAAAGAGGTTGCCAAAAAGGATAAAGTATGACAAAAGTTAAAAGAATTATCAATGGTGAATGTAATTTTATACTTACAGAACTATTTGATGATGTAAAGAAAGCTACAAATGTGTCCAATAGTGGAGAACTTGTAGAATGTAAAATTGATAATTTGAGGATTGATTTTACAACAGTAAAAAAGGATAAGGATGAACGAGATAAAGGCTCGTCTGCAAAAGTACAGGGATCTTCAACAGAAGAAACACGAAAAGTACTTAGAAGCAAAGCAGAAGGTCAGTAAGTATCAAAAGGATTCTTACAGATTGCTTTGGAAAATAGAGCAGACAAAAGAACGATTAATGACATCTATTTAGTTATTGATTGATTGTTAAAAAAAACTGAAGGAAAACGTAGGGGATTTATGACTTTAATTAAGCAAGAGTTTGAAAAACATATAAAAAAAATAAACAACAACGACTTTATTTACAAACATAAAATAGCTTTTTACCTATTAACACAGCAACAAATAAAACTTTATGAAGAAGGATTTAAAAAAGGTTTTGAGTCAGCACAAAAAAAAATGTCTGATCATGTTAGCAATATGAAAAAAACATATATCGTACCAAGATATATAGAAAGAAAAATTATTGGTTATCAATTTAAAAAACCTAAACAAATAGAAATAGATTCTGTAATTAATAAAGTTTGTATTAAGTATGAAGTTGGTAAAAAAGAATTATTTACTAAATCCAGAACTACAGACATTGTAAGATCCAGAAATATTATTCACAATATATTTAATGAAAAATACAAAATGAGTTTGTCAGATATAGGTAGAATTTTTGGACAAGATCACACAACAGTTTTAAACTCTATACAAATGAAACAACATAGAAGAAGATTCTGGAGTGATGAACAAACTATTTGGCAAGAGTTTAAAGAACTTACTTCTTAAATCCAGACAACATAGACTTGTAAGCCTTCTTTGTAATAGTAGATTTCTTTTTTGATCTACTTGTACCAGCTTTCTTACGTTTGTTTATGTTGTAGTACAAACCTTTTCTAGCCATCTTACCAGATTTTGTTTTGTGATAACCCGGCATTATTTTTTCTTTTTAGATTTAGATTTCATTATTTTTTTTTGCAAATTTCTTGGCAAAGTTTTTTGCTTTGCTGTTAGTTTGCTTTTACCTTTTGATTTACCATACATAATTATTTTCCTTTTGTTGTTTTAGTTTTAACACACAATAGTTGTCAAAACAACTACCATCTTTACCATCATGGCAAAAATATTGTTTGTTAGCTGTGATAATCCAGCCACCTTCATCACTCATTAATTCTTTATTGCAAGTTTCGCAGTATCCACAAATTAAAGATTGATTTTTGGATCTTACCCATGTTTTCTTTTTTATCGGCACTTCCACCTACGTCTTGCTTGTCTTATTCTTGAGTTAGGATCGTTTCTTGTTTTAGCTGACGATCTTTTAAGTTGTCCGGCTGATCTAGCACAATAACTTTTTCTACGTTTAGCATCTTTTGATCCCGGCTTGACCTTACCAGTTACTGCTGTTTTTAATTTTGATCCCGGATTAGCTTTTCTGTATCTTGCAACACCTTTAGCTGTCATACCAGCACCTTTTTTTGTAGGTCTATAATTTGCGTCTTTACCTTTTGTTGTTTTTCTAATAGCCATTATTCTAATATCAGTTTTTTAATTGATTTTTCACCTAAATAAATTTCTGTTTCTGCTTTAGATTTTATACATTTATATTCTATATGATCTTTTGATTCACGCATAGCAATCCTTTTATGTTTCAAACAAACTGACATTGAGGGTTTTCCTGTATTTGGGTCAATTTGAATTCTATGTTCTTTAATTTCATGGTTTACTATCATCAATAATGCTATTACAGTTTCAACCATGTCCATTACCATTTGCTCTTACTTTGTCTTTTAAACTTTCAATATCTTCTAATGCTTTTTCTAATTGTTTAGTTACAAATTCTATATTAACTTTATTGTGCATCATATCTTCTATTCTTTTTTCTATCTTCTCTACTGTTTTATATAAATCTTCAAGCAACATAAACTGTTCTTGGTCCACAGGTAATTGATGACTTTTTTTAAGTAAGTCAGCTTCAAATAATTCTCTTGATGTTTCTAGTGATGTAAGTCTGGCAGTAACTTCTGTGTAAGCAAATACACCCATTGCAACAGCAACAACTATACCAATCATATTTTTTATTGGCATACTTACTGATGTTTTATCTGATACTTTCACTTTTTTCCTTTCATGTAGTGATCTGAAGATTCATAATTCCATTTCTTTCCATGATGACCTCTTATATTAGCATACCACATTCTTAATCTTACTATCCATTTACGTACAGGTCTAGGCATTTTTCTTTTTCTTTTTTTTACATTTGCAACGTGGTGCAAATAACCTATCTACTAACGCAACTAAATCGTCTAATTTTCCAAAAAAAGAATATAAAAATTTATCAATCATGTTGCTGGTCCTCCACAAAAAGCCAACAAAGTCATCATTATTATAAGAACACCTGTAAAATAATAGTTCATCCTCTCTACCTCCATAGGTCATTCCTTATAAAATTATTATATTATGAAAGCTATAACTAATAGCACACCAACAATGATAACTGCTTTTTTATGATCTTCCAAATAATGTTTGATCATATCTCTAATTTCATCAATCATATTTATCTCCTATGATGTTCTAATATAAGATATTATCTTCCTTGTCTATTATATTTCTTGTGGCTTCTTTTTTGGGATTTATTAAGATTTTTTTTGTGTCTTCTTGGTCTTTTAGGTGGCTTATCTCTGGGAACAAAGTGTACAAATTTAATACGAGCCATTACTTTTTCTTTTTATATTTAGGTTTTTTCTTCTTTTTTTTACCAGTTTGTTGAGATAGCATACTTGTTTTTCTACTGTATTGCTGTGAGTATGATGTAGATATATTCTTCATTTATATTTTTTTTCCCATATTTCTTTTTGACTTAATCCTATTTCATCTTGTTTCTGTTTACAAGTTGGTTCAATATCTTCTTGTTTTATAATATCAACTAATGCGTATCTATAAACTTTAGTATTGTCTCTCCATTGAAAATGAATTAAATATCTTGGTTCTTCGTATTGTTCAATCAGCCTTGGATCAAAAGCAGCTACTGTCATTTTTTAAATTTTTTATTACTTAATAAATTAGTAACAGATATTCCATAGTTGCCACCAACTACTATAAAAATTAAATATAAATATACTTCTGGAATATTTTTTAGTTGCTCAAAATAAAACTCTACCTTTTTTAACATAGCCATGTCACCATAGAATGTAGCATAAGCTAATATACCTAGTGGTGCTAGTATGAACGCACCTAAGACTAAATCTAAAATTAGTGAGCCATTTCTTTTAGCTCTCTCGTTACCAGTTTGCATCTCTTGTAAAGCTATTTGATGCTTACGTTCACTTTTTTCTGCTCGTTTAGTCATAAAACTTCCTACAGCTTTAGATCCTATTTTAAATAATAAATTATATGGTAGCATATTAATTTTTGTTTTGTTCCTCTAACTGTTTAATTTTAGATAAAGCATCATCTAAATCTTTATTACAGAACTCTAACTTTTGCAAACATCTTTTATTTGCTGCATCTTTAGATTTACCTGCATCTTCAAGCTCTGCTATTTGACCTTTAAGTATTCTAACTTGATCTTTATATTCGTTTATTATGTCTAATGAATTATCACTTTGCATATATGATTTTTACCTTTAGTTTTATTTGTTCCTTGGTTCTTCCTCTTGATATAAGAGTTCCAATTCTTTTTCTTTTGTAGCCATCTTTAGCTGTATAGTCTGTCTTTCTATAATTCTTTGATTTGACATCATAACCAGTATACTCACCTGTAGTCATATTTAAAGTAACAATATCTACAGGACCAAGACCACCAAGGGGTATAAATACAAGTGTATTTGGATCTTTTGCTAGTTCAATCTGTGCTTTCATTTCGCTTATTAGACCAGTAGTTGCTTTTTTTCTTCTAGCCATAAAGACCTTAAAGTTAAAGTTTTTGAAATAATATAACTATAATTGTAAACATACCACCTATTAATGCTGACATTGCATAATACATATGTCTTTTAATATCTTTAATTTCTGATTCTATGTTATTAATTTTTTGATGAGTTTGTTTTTGCATGATACGACAAAGTTTTTCGTGTGATTCTATTCTTTCAAGTGCAGAATTTTTAGCCATTATATTGTATTTTGTTGTCTGCAAGAATATTGCGTTGATAATTGAAATTTATTTACTGTTTCTATATCCATTGTTTCTAAAAAATTTATACTTGTATTTAAAGCTACTATTGCACAATCTTTCCATGTGTCAAATGTTTGTTCATATTTAATAGGTTCTTTACATTCTCCTGTTAAAAACGAACACACTGAAAGCATAAGAACAAATTTCATATCTTTACTCAGTTACAAAATTAAATGATATTGATATTCTTTCTTCTTTTGAGTTATTACCTAAAACTAAATGTTCACACCAACTAGGAAATAATAATAATAAATTTTCTTTTGGATTTTCGTAATAACCTTCACAATTATATTTATTAATATTATCTAAATTAAATAAATTAAGATTTGTTTTTCTTTGAAAATATATTTGTCCACAATCTTTTGGTGTCTTAACATAATAAACACCAGATATAAATGCACCAGCATGAGCATGAAGTCTGTTAAATGCTTTATGACCATTTATATTAAACCAGTATTCTTGAAGTCTTAAATTTTTATTTGTTTGATATATTGAATAATATTCTTTAAGTGCTTTCATTAAAGAAAGTCTAAATGGTTTTAACACTTCATCTTTTAAATCAAGTAAGTTACTTTGATAACCACCAGCATTACTGACTATTCTTCCTTTTTCATCTTGTTCTCTAATAGAAAAACAATAATCTTGTATTTTTTTTAAATCTAAATCTAGTTGATATTTTCCTAATGCTGTTGAGAATATTTCAGTTATCATAATATTATTTGATTACATTTATATTTAAAACAATTCTTCTTGATATATTATTTTGAGTATATCCATAATGATAAGAGTTATCAAATAAAATTAATCTATTTGCTTTTGATGGTACATTTTCTTCTTTACCATTTATATTTACAACTGTTCCACCATTACAATCGTGAAAATTTAAAATAGAAGTCATTATTTCTTTATCTATTTCTTCTCCTGTATTAATATCTTTGTGTTCTTTATGTGAAATATTTTTTCCTTGATTAGGATAAAGATTTAATTTTAATTTTAAAACTTTTTTAAAAGGAACTATATCTGATTGTAAATCTTCTATTATTTGAAATGCTGGATAGTAAGGATGAATTGTTGGTGGATTATTATTAAATAATATTTGGCTAAACATCCAAAGATTATCTCCTTTACCATTATTATCAACATAACTGTCATTATTCCAAATCCAAGATATAGAATTACTTTCAACAGCATTTAATAATCTAGCAAAAGTTTTTGGATTTAAAAAGTTATCAATAACTTTAAAATATTTTTTCACAAATAGTTTACTAATGACCCATACAATCTGGACAAGAACCACAAGGATACATTTTTGCAATCTCCTCGTCATCTAAACCTAATGCTTTTAATTTAGCTTTTCCTGATAGTGCTTTATCATTTTGTGCATTAAGGTCTGCTAAATCTGCATTTCTCATTTCTAACATTTTTGCATCAATTTCATCTTTAGATGGAATAACAGCACCATCAATAATTACTTTAATATATTGATGTTGCATTCTATCTTCAGTAGAAATTTTATTTCCACTATCATCATGAGTTTTAAAACCATACCAAGTTTTTCTATTTCCATCAGCATCTTTGTTATATTCCATTAATGCTAATTGAAAATAATCTTCAAGAGGTAAAACATATTTTTCTGCGCTAAATGACATATTAAGTTGCTCCTAATTTTAAAAATGTAACATAAGTATTATTAACTGAGGTGCTACCTGTCCATACCCTGTCAGAGTTATTTGTTCCAGCATTAACATTTTTTAATTTTACTTTTACATTTGATGTATTAGTACAATCTATTAAAGTATGACAATCTACTTGTTTAAAAGTAAATTGGTTACTTGGATTCCAATCAAAACCAGACGATACTACAGTATAAGAACTATCATCAGTTGTTACATAAATTTCTAATCCTAATTTTACTGAACCTGTTGCATTGTTAGATGTATAAAGTGTGCCATTAAAATAAACTGAGTAAATACCCGTACTTGGAAAAGAAAAAACTCCAGAAGATTCTGACATTGTAGAACCAGCAATATAACCTTGACCACTTGTATCAACTCTTTCCCAGTTAGAAGTAAAAAAACCTCCTGTTGTTGTCATAGCTTCATTTGCAGTAATTCTCCATTGGTCAGCAACTTCTAATCCACCAACTCCTGAAACAAAGTTAGCCTTAGTCATTTTTCTTAAAGCACTTGCAGAAGTATCTGATATTAAAATTAAATCATCATCTGCAATAGATGTTTCTGCTGTTTGTCCTGTTATTATAGTTGATGTTATATCTGATGCTTCTAGTGGTACATCTGTCGGTTTTTTTCCAATATAAGCCATTAAGTTATCTCCATTATTGATAGTGTTCCAGAAAGTTTATCAGCAACTGAACAATCTATTCTAATTACATCTCCAGTTTCTAAAGTTACTTTTCCACCTGTTAATAATTCTAAAGAACTTCCAACTGGAATACTAACATCTTTTATCAGAAAAGACGTACCATTGGCAACATTATTTGCACCACCTCTATTAGATGTTGTAGAAACTAATTCTACTTCTGCTGTTACAGCAGCACTATGAATATTTGAAAGAACCAAACCAAGAACTACAGTAGTAGTTGAAGAAGCTACTGTATACATTGTATACGGCGATCCAGAACTAGCTGGTTCTGCTGCAAAAGTAACTGTTTTAAAAGTGTTTGCCATTTAATTTTTTAATCTCCTATTTTTTCTTTTATACTATCCTAAAGCTATTGCAAGTGCTACTGGATCATCAGTTACAGCTATTGTTACTGTATCTGTTGAACCCCCAGTAGTTGAAATACCTGTACCAGCAGCTATAGTTAATGTATTTCCATTTGTAATTGTTTGATTTGATCCGCTAGTACCAGCTAATGTAAAGCTAGTCATATCTCCAGATCCATCATTTCCAGAATAACTAAAATGTACTCCAACACCATCATCATCTGAAAACGATCCTGCACTTACTATATGAGTTACTGGAACTTTAGTATAACCACTTGCATCAGTTACTGAACCAGATATTTTGAATGTTGCATAAGTAGATGGAGTTCCTTCTTTAGTTATAGTTACAATTCCTTTAGCTGTAGTGTTTGTTACATCATCCCAAGATTGAACATAAGCAGAAATATCAGCAGAAGCATCATCTGCATCATCTACATATAAAATTGAAACACTTGATAGTGTACCATTGTTAAAAGCTATTTTACCTGCACCGGGATCAGCATCACTTGTTGTGCTTTCAAATGTCATTGATAGCTGTGAGTTTGTACCCGCAGGTCCTGTCGAACCTGTACTTCCAGTACTTCCTGTTGCACCCGTTGAACCTGTATCCCCTTTATTACCGGATCTTGAAAAATGTACTGATAGTTCGTCAGCAGCACTGAATGTATTATTACTTGCTACATGAGTAACTGCTAATTTTACATAGCCAGAAGCATCTGTAGAAGCACCAGTTATATTAAATCTTGCATAAGTTGATCTATCATTAATATCATAGATCATTAAGTTACCTCTAATAGTAGATGTTGAATCATCCCAAGTTAAAATATCTGTAGATACAGTTACTCCATTAGAATCAGCATCATCTATATAAATTGCTGTAGCAGATGCGTATGTACCATTATTAAATGCTATCTCTCCAGCACCGGGGTCTGCATCAGATGTACCTGTATCAAACTTATAAAAATATCCGGGTATTGCACCATCTTCACCAGAAGCTGTAAATGAAATAAATACTTTATCATCATCAGCAAAAGTACCAGCAGTATCAATATAAACTAAAGAAACTTTTGTATAACCACTAGCATCTGTAATTGCACCAGTTACCTTAAATACCATCCAAGTATCTAAAGTATTTGCTTTAGATATTCTTATTCTACCTCTATTAGTATCATTGCCAGAAACATCATCCCAACTTTGTACCCATGCCGAAACATCTGTACCATTAAATTCTAAATCATCTATGTACATTTCAGTTGCACTAGATATTGTTGCGTTGTTTAATCTAAATTT